ACCACTCTACGGAGCAACAGGCTTTGGCAGATCGTCTGCACAAGCAACCTACTACAAACACTTCACAGAAAAGTACAAAGAAGTCAACTTATGGCACACCAGATTGGCTCAAGAGGCTATGAATACAGGTATGATAAAGACACCATCAGGTAGAGAGTTTGCATTTAAGAATATGCAGAGGTATGCCAATGGTAAAGTGTCTCACTTCACACAGATAAAGAACTATCCTGTACAAAGTTTTGCTACTGCAGACATTGTGCCTGTGGTTTTGATGGAGATAGAGAAACAGTTAAGTCAGTTGAAGTCATGTATTGTGAACACAGTTCATGATTCTATTGTGATAGATGTACACCCTGAAGAGAAACAGAGGGTTACGTTTATACTAAAATCTATTAATACTAATATGAAAAGTATTATAGATAAACAGTTTCAGATTGATTTCAATGTGCCTCTAAAATTAGATATGAAAATAGGTAATAATTGGCTTGACACAAATGATATTATGTGATATAACAAACAATCTTTAAAGAAAGGAAGGTAAAAATATGAATGAAATTGTTACAATAAATACAGAGAATTATTCTGTTATGGCTAAAGCTATGGGTTTAGCAGGAGAATCTTCTGACAGTAAGAGTAGTAATTTAGCTAGACTAAAACTACAACATAAAAATATTATGGGTGAGAAAGAAGTAGGTGATGAGATAGAAGAAGTAGTAAAGATAAAGGCAGGTTCTTATAAGTTAGATGTGCCTGATGATACTGCTTACTATGCTAAAGAAGTTACTATCAGACCATTCATGCAAAGGTTTATGTACAAAAGATTTGTAAAGAATACTAATGCAAAACAGGGTGAACCATTAGGTATCTTTCATAAAACTATCATGGCAGATAATTTAAATATTGACCTGAAAGATAATCAAGGTACATTTAATTGTGGTAAACCTAGTGGTTATATAAAAGACTTTGCATCTTTACCTGCAGATATGCAGAACTTAATAAAGCAAATAAAAAGAGTTAGAGTTTTATTTGGATTAATAACTATGAAAGATATGAAGACTGAAACTGAAGGTAAACTCACAGAGGTAAAAGATATTCCTTTTATTTGGGAGATAGATAATCGTGAGGCATTCAAGATTGTAGGAAAACCTTTTGCTACACTTTCTACTATGAGAAAGTTACCTGTGCAACATAACATAACTGCATTGGGTGATCCTAGAGCTTTGCCTAGTGGAGATAAGTTCTATGTTCCTAAAGTTATGTTAGATACTACTAACACTATTACTTTAAGTGACAAAGATCAAACAACTTTTACTGACTTTGTATCTTGGATTGAGAATTACAATACCTATATAATGAATATGTGGGATGAAAAAGTAAACTCAACTATGTCAACTGAAGATGAAAATACTGTGGATCAATTTGTGCAGATAGATAATCAAGATGTAGCCTAATGAAAAGTAATAATCCTTTCAAGGTACATAACATTAATTATCTGTCACCTAGTAGTATTAACACCTACATAAGTGATATGCCTATGTGGATAACACGATACCTGTATGGTGTTAAATCTTCTAGTGGTGCTAGTGCAGTAAGGGGTATTGCAGAAGAGTTTGCACTAGCCAACAAGTATGAGAAGGGTGTGTTTGACTTTAATCTTTTAGATGTAAAGTTCATGTCCTTGTGTGCAGAATCTCAGATAGATTTGGGAGATACTAAAACAATAAAAGAAAGGAAAATATTAAAAGACTTTGGTAAAGTCATTGATGAAAACTTTAACCATAAAAATCTTGTAGCTTATCAAGAAAAGGTTGAAGTTCAGTTTGATGATTTACCTGTACCTGTCATGGGATATATTGACTTCAGATTTACTGACAAGATTGTAGATTTAAAAACGTCTACACGAATGCCCTCTAAACCTACAGAGGCACAGAAAAGACAGATGGCTTTATATTCTATGGCATACCCTGATAGTAGTGTAGATTTATTCTTTGCTACACCAAAAGAATGTAAGACATTTACATTGACAGACTTATCACAGTATAAAGATCAACTAAAAAAAGTTGCATTTAGTATACAAAAGTTTTTGTCTATAAGTGATGATAGACATGAGTTAGCTTCGTTAGTTCACCCCAACCTAGATTCTTGGATGTGGTCAGGGGAGATGATAGAACAAGCTAAAAAAATATGGAGTATAAAATAGTGAGTACGGATGCAAAGAAGATAGAAGACTTGCAAAAGGACATTGAAACTATGGAGAAAGAGTTGACTGAGGCAAAGAAAACTCTTCGTGAGATGAGAACCAAAGGGTTACGTGAAGCTATGGAAGCTAAGAAGTTAGCAGACGAGGCAGTAAAAGAAGAGATGAAAGCTCTTGGTGTTTCATATTCTCATGACTCATATGAGTTCAATCCTTTTACAGGTTGGAGAAGATTACTCTAGTGTCACCACATAGAGCATATCGTAACGCTTTGAAGCATGGGTATAGGAGTGGATTAGAACATAAGATTTCTATCTACTTGAAAGAGAATAAGTGTAAGTTTACTTATGAAACTATCAAGATAGAATGGGAAGATTTATCTTATCGTACCTATACCCCTGACTTTATACTTAACAATGGTATAATTATAGAAACAAAAGGTAGGTTTTTAGCATCAGATAGACGTAAACATTTAGCCATACAGAAACAACATCCTCATTTAGATATTAGATTTGTGTTTGAAAACAGTAGAAACAAATTAAGAAAGGGAGCAAAGTCAAGTTATGGTGAGTGGTGTATCAAGTATGGATTCCGTTATTATGATAGGATCATTCCTGAAGATTGGTTGAAAGAAAAAGGTAAACACAACTACCCTAAATTTATAAAGTTTTCAGGGAGAAAGATAAGGAGAATAAAATAGTTATGGATAAAAATGATGTTAGTGTAGTGTTAAAACCTATTGTAGAAAAAAATAAATGGACAGGAGATGTGTCTATAGGATTAGTATCCACTAATCAAATGACTCTTAGCAGAGAAGATCAAATAGATTTTTTAAAATTAGCAAGAAGATTTTGTGCTCTTTTCCCTTTGATGTTAGATGATAAAAAGGTAGAACGTGAGGCAGAAAGATTGGCAGAAAGTTTTATGCCTATTGAATATCTGCTCACTGAAAGTTTAAAAAAACATGATAATGTAATACACGTTAATTTTAAGGATGACAAATGAGGCATTTAGAATATATGAAAAAGAAATTTAAAGAACTAGAAGAAAAATCAAAGGAGCAAAAAGTGAAATATTTATCAGGTGTAAAAAAACAAGCACAAGAACAATCAGATCATAAACAAACTATGGATATGGTTAATCATCCACCACACTACAACAAAGCAGGTATAGAAACTATTGATGCTATTCAGGCTATGACAGGTGATGGCTTTGAGTTTTATCTACAAGGTAACATTATGAAATATCTATGGAGATATAGATACAAGAATGGTGTAGAAGATTTAAAGAAAGCAGAATGGTATTTGTCTAAACTAATAGAGGCAGTAGATGTATCTGAAAGTTAAACTAAATATTACACTGCAGATAGACCCTGAAGAATATCCTGTTCCTGCAGATGGTAATGTAGGAGAAGAAATACAGGATTATATTAAGGATACTTTGCATGACTTAGAGGGTGTGCAGATACGACATATGAAAACAATAAGTGAGGAGTGAAATGATTAATAATTACCTACCAACAGACTATCAAAACTTTATTGCCTTGTCTAGGTATGCAAGATGGAAAGATGATGAGCAACGTAGAGAAACGTGGATTGAAACTGTAGAAAGATATTTTGACTATATGTCAAATCATCTGAAGACTAAGCATGGATATGAAATAACTAAAGCTCTGAGAGAAAAATTAAATAACTCTATTACATCTCTAGGTGTCATGCCTAGTATGAGAGCCTTGATGACTGCAGGTGTAGCCTTAGATAGATGTCATGTTGCAGGGTACAACTGTAGTTATATACCTGTAGATAGTCCACGTAGTTTTGATGAGTGTATGTACATACTTATGTGTGGTACAGGTGTAGGGTTTTCTGTAGAAAGAGAAAATGTAGATAAGTTACCTATTGTTAATGAACACTTTGAAGAAAGTAGCACAGTAATAACTGTTGCAGATAGCAGACCCGGATGGGCAAAAGCATTTAGAGAAATGATAGCCATGTTATATGTAGGTCAGATACCTAAATGGGATGTATCAGAAGTACGACCTGCAGGAGCTAGACTAAAAACGTTTGGTGGTAGAGCATCAGGTCCTGCACCCTTAGAAGATTTGTTTAAGTTTTGTATTGACATATTTAAAAATGCAAAAGGTAGAAGACTGTATCCTGTTGAGTGTCACGATATTATGTGTAAGGTAGGTGAGGTTGTAGTTGTAGGTGGTGTACGTAGATCTGCACTTATCTCTCTGTCTAATTTAGGTGATGATCAAATGCGTCATGCTAAGTCAGGTCAGTGGTGGGAGAATGAAGGACAACGAGCATTGGCTAACAACTCTGTTGCATTTAAAGGTAAGCCTGAGATGGGTACATTCATGAGAGAGTGGACTGCACTATACGAATCTAAATCAGGAGAACGTGGTATATTTAATCGTCAGTCTGCTAAAGTAAAAGCACTAGAGAATGGTAGACGAGATGCTAATTATCAGTTTGGTTGTAATCCTTGTTCAGAGATTATATTAAGACCATATCAGTTCTGTAATCTAACTGAAGTTGTTGCTCGTGAAACAGATGACATAGTATCTCTAAAAGACAAAGTTCGCATGGCTACAATCTTAGGTACATTTCAGTCTACACTAACTGACTTTAAATACTTACGTAAAGTATGGAAAGATAATACAGAAGAAGAAAGACTACTAGGTGTATCTTTGACAGGTATACTTGACTGTCCTGTGTTGTCACCTGACAATGCTAATTTAGAATCTAATCTAGAAATATTAAAAAAAGTTGCAGTGGAAACAAATAAAAAGATTGCAGGAGATTTAGGTATACCACAGTCAACTGCTATCACTTGTGTAAAACCTAGTGGCACAGTTAGTCAGTTAGTGGATAGTGCTTCAGGTATTCATGCAAGACATAATCCTTTCTATATT